ATGCTTGAGTACATGGACGGTGTTCAGGCCAAGCGTACAGGCGTAAATGACCAGCAGAACGGTTTAGACCCGGATGTACTCAATAACGTGAGTGCTACAGCTATTGCAGCCATGATGAAGTCGAACTCTGGCAAGCTGGAGTTGATTGCTCGAATCTTTGCTGAGACAGGCGTAAAGAGTCTGTTTAAGGGGATTTTGCATCTATTGGGCAAGTATCAGGATCAGGCAAAGATTGTCCGTATGCGTGGCAAGTTTGTGACGTTTGATCCTCGTACATGGACGAATCAGTACGATGTGGCGATTAACGTCGGTCTGGGTTCGGGGGACAGAGAGCAGAAACTAGCCATGTTGCAGATGATCCTAGCCAAGCAGGAGCAGGTTTTGACTCAGTTTGGCGCATCAAATCCGCTGGTATCTGTGGCTCAGTACCGGGATACCTTGGCTAGACTGATTGAATCGGCTGGTTTCAAGGATGCTAACGCCTTCATTAACGAGATCAGTCCAGAGCAGAACGCAGCATTGAGTCAGCCACAACCTCCTGCTCCAGATGCTCAGGCTGAGGTAGCGCAGATGTTGGCTCAGGTAGAGAGAGAAAAGACCGAGGCTAAGGCTCAGATCGAGGCTGCGAAACTAGACTTACAGAAACAGCAATTAGAGGCTGAATTTACTAGGAAGGGTATTGAATTGTCTATGCAGCAGGAGCGTAATGCTTCTGAGATGCGGATTAAAGAGGCTGAGTTGGCAGTTAAACAACTACAGGCTATCTTGGCGATGGATATTGCTGACGAGGACAGCCGTAACAAACAGGCTGATATTGTCCTGAAGGCGATTAGGGAATTGGGCAACCTAACGGGTAGAACGAATGGACAAATCCCAATGGGCTGAACATTTACTGAGGGATGAGGGCTTTCAGGCAATGATGGAAGAACTCCGGTCAGTAGAGTTAAGCAGGTTTGCTATGAGTGCTTCTAGCGAGGCTAACGTAAGGGAAGATGCTTACCACCAGCTAAGGGCATTAGAGAAGATTGAGGCCTACCTTGAAGGGCTATCGGCACAAAAGCTGATAGACGAAAAGCGGCTGAAAATTTTGTAACTGCGTCGGGCAGTTCCCGATATAATTTAGGAAACAATATATGAGCGATACTGGAAGTATGACCCCGGAAGGGAATACTCAGTTAGACGTAGGTGGTGCAGCCGACGCTATCATGGGTCTTATGGGTGGGCAAGAAGGCTCCGAACAGGAACAACCTGAAGCCCAACTCGAAGCCAATGATAGCGAAGCCGAATCCGAGGAATCTTACGATGAATCGGAGGTAGAACAAGATGAAGGCGAGGATGAGCAAGAGGAGCCTCCGAAATACAGGGTGAAAGCCGCTGGTGAGGAACGTGAGGTAACCCTTGATGAGCTTATCAAGTCTTATCAACTTGGCACGGACTATACGAAGAAATCGCAAGCAGTAGCTGAAGAACGCAAGGCTGTAGAAGCAGAACGCCAGCGTATCGAGGAAGCTAGGTATCTCCGCGACCAATATGCGGAACGGTTGCAGGTCATTGAGCAGATGCTTAACCAGCAGCCGGAAACTGAGAATCTGGATCATCTGAAGGAGACCGATCCTATCGGTTACGCAGTTAAGGTCGCAGAACTGTCTCAGCGGGAGAAGCAGCTAGCCCAAGTTCGAGCAGAACAGGCTAGGATTGCCGAGCAGCAACAGAGGGAACAGCAGGAACAACTTGGTCAGGTAGTACAGGCTGAGTCTCGTAAGCTGGCAGAGGTTATCCCTGAGTATGCTGACCCGCAGAAGGGTGAGGCATTACGTCGTGAACTCCGTGAATTCGGACTCAAGGCGGGATTCTCAGAACAGGAATTAGCGAATGTTTACGATTCGCGAGCAGTATTAACGTTGTATAAGGCGATGCAGTACGACAAGTTACAGTCTGCAAAGCCGAGCATCACGAAGAAGGTTAATGAGGCTCCGAAGGTGATTAAGTCGGGTGTTTCTCAGCCTCGTGATGGCAACGACGAGATGAAGAAACTAAAGGCTAGGGCTAAGCAGACCGGAAGGGTCGCTGATGCTGCTAGAGCATTTGAACGCTTTTTATAGGAACTATCATGCCTACATATACAGCACATACCGCGATTGGTCAGCGGGAAGATTTGACCGACATCATCTACAACATCTCGCCTACCGAGACTCCTTTTATGTCCTCGATTGGCAAGACTAAAGCTACTGCCGTTTATCACGAGTGGCAGACTGACTCGCTGGCTGCAGCTACTACGGCTAACGCTGCGATTGAAGGTGCTGACGCTACATCGGCAACTCTGTCTCCTACCGTTCGTCTTGGTAACTACACCCAGATCATCCAGAAGACCGTTCAGGTTTCGGGTACTTTGGACACAGTAAACAAGGCTGGTCGTAAGTCGGAAAAGGCTTATCAGTTGGCTAAGGCTTCTGCTGAACTGAAGCGTGATCTGGAGACTATCCTGCTGGCTAACCAAGGTCGTTCGGCTGGTTCGTCCACTATCGCTCGTAAGCTGGGTTCGATCCTGTCGTGGATCAAGACTAACTCGGACGTTGGTTCGGGTGGTGCTGACCCTGCGACTATCGGCGTATCGACTCGTACTGACGGTACTCAGCGTACCTTCACCGAGGCTCTGCTGAAGACTGTTGTTTCTGAGGTTTATGTCTCCGGTGGTTCGCCGAAGATTCTGATGGTTGGTGCTTCTGGTAAGCAGAAGGTATCGTCGTTTGCTGGTATCGCTGCTCAGCGTTACATGGCTCCGGGCAATACTCCGACCACCATTATCGGTGCGGCTGATGTCTACATGAGCGATTTCGGCACGATGTCGGTTGTTCCTAACCGCTTCATGCGTACCCGTGATGCTCTGGTACTCGATCCTGAGTACGCAGCACTCGCTTATCTCCGTCCGTTCCAGACTAACGATCTGGCTAAGACTGGTGACAGCGAGAACACTCAACTCTTGGCTGAAGTAACACTTGAGGTCAAGAACGAGGCTGCTCATGGCATAATCGCGGATCTGGACATGGCTCTGTAACGGATTTTATTATATAATACTCCCACAGTTAATCGTGGGAGGTTATATGAAATGCGTTGTAGAAGATTGCCAGAGCAAAGTAGTTGGATGGGGATACTGCCAGAAACATTACGTAAGAGTAAAAAAGTATGGCAGTCCCCATGCTAAAAAGAATGACCACAGCACTTTAGAAGTAAGATTTTGGCGGTTTGTTAGTAAAAAGTCTGAATCTGAGTGTTGGGAATGGGAAGGACAAAGGCTTTCAAGCGGTTACGGTCGCATAAGTTTGGGAGCTAAAGAATTAGGTTCTGATGGTGCACATAGAGTAAGTTGGAGGATGCACAACAAGGCTGAGATACCGCAAGGGTGGCACGTAATGCACAAATGCGACAACCCAAGTTGTGTGAATCCAAACCATCTTACGATTGGAACCGCCAAACAGAATACGCAGGACATGATTGCTAAAGGGAGAAAGAGAACAGTCGCTCCTAAAGGTGAAGGTAACGGTAAGTCCTTGCTAAATGAAGAACAAGTAAGGACAATTAGAGCAAGCAAACTCAGCCATGCAGCATTGGCAAGAGAACTTGGAGTATCCCCGAATTGCGTCCGGGGGGTTAGAACAGGACGCACTTGGACACATATTCAATGAGTACTCCGATACGGACTCAGACAGCATTTGAAGACGGTGACGGTGGGATTGTCATCGAGACTAAGCAGGATGTAACAGAGATTATCGAAGCCAATAAGAGGCAACTGGACTTTGACAAATCTCGCCAAGGACACCTAAACGAGCTTCATCACGTTGCCAGAATACCCTTTACGGTGATTGATGTATTGAATCAGCAGGGGATTATGAAGGGCTTTAACGTGGTTGATGAGGTCGGTTTTGCTAGGTGGCTGAACGATCCTGATAATGCTGTGTGGAAAACGTATCGAGGAACTGTATGAGAGTAGGAGTTTGCGTACCGTGTAGGGATGAGGTTCATACTGGTTTTGCTTTCGACTTTGCGAGGATGACAGCACACGATGCGTCGGTTCGTTGCAAGGACGGTAAAGGTGGACTAAGCCTTTACACAATGCCGGGAACGCTAATTTTCGATCAACGGGAGAAGCTAGCGCAGGTTGCTTTAGGTGAAGGGTGTGACGCATTGCTGTTTATTGACAGCGATATGCGGTTTCCACACGACATGATTACGATAATGTTAAGTCGTAACGTGCCGATAGTAGGGGTAAATGCTACGACTCGGAGAAAGCCTGTCACACCTACGGCAAAGATTTTGACTAGGTACATGGATGGCGATACTG